CACAACGCTTGGCACATCCGAGGCCAGTAAGGCCGTCACGGCCGATGCAAATGGTGTTGTTACTTTTGACAATGGTATTGTTGAGGAAAGCACTACGATTACATCATCTAGCAATGCTGCAACGCTTGATCTTCATACCGGCACAAACTTTACGCACACCTTAACGGAAGACGTAACATATACGTTTAGCAACTCAGGGGCGTCAGGTCGTGCCTCTGCGTTTACGTTAAAGGTCACGCAGGACAGCACTGCGCGTACAATCACATGGCCTAGCTCTGTCGATTGGAGAAATGCGACTGCACCTACGCTCTCCACAGCAAGCGGCGCGGTAGATGTTTTTGTATTTGTAACTTATGATGGCGGGACAACGTATTACGGCTTTGCGGCTGGTCAGGCGATGGGGTAATTTAAAATGGTTAATTGGAAAAAGACAATGATGGCGTCTGCTGGTGGTGCAGGGGCAAATTTTGTCCTTTACACTCAAACAGATTACACGGGTACGGCCAATAAGTATTCACAGACTAATCCAATGAATGTTGTTTCTGACGGCACTTATGCTTATGTAAACGTGCTAAATAGATATTGGGATGGCACTTCAAACAACTACCTTGCAATGTCTGTTTTTCAAATAGATCAAAGTGGAAGTATAGGGTGGTCAAAAGATTACTATAAAGGCACGAATATATCAGCTAATCAATATGCCGCAAACTACCAAACTGGTTCTATGGAGCTTCATAATGGGTATTTGTACTTTAGTTGCTTTGATAACGAAAATAACAGAATTGTAGTAAAAGTTGATGCATCTAATGGTGAAACAGTTTGGTCAAATACTGTATACACAGCACCAAGCTATTCAGATTACACGTTTGACAGTTTTGTTGGGCCGGGAAATTATCCTTATATAATGCTTTCTTCGGGGGATTACGGAAGTAACAGCAATAACAACCCAAGAGATGGGGAGATGACCCTCCAAGAAATAAGTATGTCAAATGGTCTTAATAACGGTTGGTACGGCAATTATAACACTGCAATGCAGGGAACTAGAGCATATCGCCAGCCAGGTAAAATGAAAGGCGCTGGCCATCCTAACAACAACTGGTTTGTGTGCGGAATAAGTCAGTATAGTACGAACCAAGGCAGTACGATAAACATGACGGTAGCCGATGCCACGTCATCCGATCCTAGTGGCGAATATGGTTCGTATAGTATGCGATCTGCTTATCCCTATGGTAATTCTAGGTATGAGTGGGGTGGGTTTAAGTGGGCAAATGACACTCAATTTTTGTCTTGGGGGTTTCATGCTAGAGAGGATAACAATGTTTCTACAGCACAGCCAGTTGCTGCAGTTTTAGGGCTTTATTCGTGGAATAACACTAACCATGTCAGTGCTTTCCAGAAGGGTGTTTCATATGATGGTGTGGGTGGGGTCACTCCGCGAGGATATCCAGTGCTGGATAGTGACGGCTACTGGCAAATGGGGGCTGGTGGTCCGGCAAGTAACCAATTCCATTTAATGAAAGCTTCCCAAAGCGGTTCATCGATTTCTCCTGTTGATTGCATGAAAATGTACTACACCGGTGGTAATACATATATGGCATCAGCTCAAGCAATAGCCACTGACGATGGTGGTGGTGTTTGGGTCATTGCCTACGCTACGAACTCAAATAACAGTGGTGATGATGGTTTTATATTTAGAATTAATAGTGACTGGGATGTCAATAAGCCGGCTGATGTAGTGACAACAGATTATGGCGGCACAAACCATAGTTGGTTATTTACAAATGGTCTAGGTGGCACACAAAGAAACTCAGCGCAACATAGCAACGTGGGGGCTGGTTGGGCTGATAGCGTAATTGAAGGTTTTTCTGCAAACAACAGTAACACATATTTGCCTGTAGATGACCATGCCGTTCAGTATAACCAGTTTACTGGTGAAGAAAGCATATAAAGGAGAATAGAAATGTATGTTAAAATATCAAACGGAGCAGTAGAGCAATACCCTTACACGCTTGGCAATCTGCGCCGTGACAATCCAAACACATCTTTCCCCAAGGTGTTTAGCGAAGAAATGCTTGCTGATTGGGGTGTTTATTCCGTGGTTCATGAGGCCACCCCTAATTATGACCCACAAACGCAAAGAATAACACACTCAGCAGAGCCTGCCTTGATAAATGGCGAATGGACGATCACCTGTTCTGTTGTAAACTTTTCCTCTGAAGAAATAGCAGCGGCTAATGAAATGATTGCGTCATCAAACAGAGGTAAAAGGGATCAGGAGTTAGCGGAGACAGATTGGTGGGCGTTGCCAGATAGCCCAACTATGACAGCTGAACAAACAGCATATCGCCAATCTTTGCGTGACATCACAACACACGTCAACTGGCCTAACCTAAGTGACGACGACTGGCCCACTAAGCTATGATAAAATCTAAAAAAATAAAATTTGAAGCAATGGCTGGCTTGAGAGAAAATTTAGACCCGCCAGTTCCAGCAAAAAAATTTATACCTGATTGGTATAAGAAGATGGAAGGCTATAGCTTCAAGAAGCCTACAGGCTTTCCTGACGGCACGGTTGGCCGGGGGGGTACTTTAAAAGCCTGTCCCCCCGTACTTGACTACTTGACTTCAGGATACATCATAACCTTGCCTTGTGATTTGTTGGTTACAAATAGAGACGGTACTCAACATTTTTCATGGAATATACCTGCCAACCTTGTTGATGGTCATACCCAAAAGCAAATTAAAGGCTCACCATACGAAGGGAAACAGGCAAACAAGATTAACAATGTGTGGTCAATAACAACACCAAAGGGTTACTCATGTTACTTTTTTAAGCCTGAGTATTGCGACACAAAAGGTATAGAGTGCCTCCCAGCAATCGTAGATACAGATGTGTTTCATCAAGTAAATTTCCCATTCTTTTACACTGGGGAAAATTGTGAAGAAATTGTCATACCAAAAGGCACTCCCATTGTGCAAGTCTTTCCATTTAAGAGGGAAAATTGGGAAATGTCTATAGACGATTTATGCCCGAATAAGCAGCTTAAATTTGCGACTGCAATAACTGCAAAGTTTGAAGGCGTTTATAGAGACCTTTTCCGCGTTAAGAAATCATATAGGTGATCCATGCCTCTAGTACCGCTAAACATTCCCAAGGGCCAATACGCTAACGGCACAGAGTACCAGTCTCTGGGCCGCTGGCGCGATGTCAACTTGGTACGCTGGCATGAAGACAGCTTGCGCCCTGTGGGCGGCTGGAGACCCCGTGCTCAGTCAGACAATACACCTGTCACGGCAAGTGGGGTCGTTCGGGGCGTCCATACATGGATTGACAATGACGGTGAGCGATATGCAGCCTTCGGGTCGCACGACACTCTAACGGCAATGCTGGAAAGTTCTGTCACGGCAGACGTAACTCCGACAGCCCTAACAAGCGGTCGTGTAAACGCTACCATCAATACTGGCTGGGGAGCTGGCGGCTGGGGTCTGTTCGGTTGGGGCGTTGCTCGTCCTGATCTCGGAAGTATTTTGCGTGCTACGACTTGGAGCTTGGACAATTGGGGCGAGGAGCTAATTGCTTGCTCTAGCGACGATGGCGTTATCTACTCATGGGACTTGGCAACGGGAACACCCGCCGCTCCGGTGACAGGAGCACCAACAGGATGCACGGCAGCATTTGTCACTGAAGAGCGGTTCTTGGTGGCTTTAGGGGCTGATTACAGCGTCTCTCAGGCGTCAAGTAAGCGCGTGGCATGGTCAGACCGCGAGGATTACAATACATGGACTGCGGCGGCTACAAACGAGGCTGGCGACATCGAGCTGCAAACTAGCGGCACAATTCTGGCAGCGGTGAAAACTCGGGGTCAGTCTTTGATCCTAACCGACCAAGATGCACATTCAATGACATACTCAGGCCCGCCTTTTGTTTTTGGATTTCAAAGGGTTGGCACTGCATGCGGTATGATTGCAGCGGGGGCATATGCTTCTGTTGACGCTGGCGTAATCTGGATGGGCCGACGAAACTTCTATATTTATTCTGGCGGTCAGGTCCAAGAAATACCGTGCGAGGTTGCTGATCTGGTGTTTAGCAACCTTAATTACGATCAGGCGTCTAAAGTGCAGGCGATGGTCAACTCGCAATGGAATGAAATCTGGTGGGTCTATCAGTCGCAAGATGCGTCAGAATGCGACAAGTATGTTGCATATGATTATGTCGAAAACATCTGGACGACAGGCAGTATCGACCGCACCGCAGGCGTAGATCGCGGCGTGTTCCGTTTGCCGTTCTTAGTCAAGTCAGATGGCGTGGTATATGAGCATGAGGTTGGCTTTGACTATGATGGGGAAACTCCATTTGCAGAAACCGGGCCAATCGCAATCGGCACTGGTGAGCGGCATATGTCTGTTACAAGCGTAATTCCAGACGAGAAAACGCAAGGCCAAGTCAGTATGACCTTTAAATCAAGAGCATATCCAAATGCGTCTGAAAGCCAGTTTGGGCCGTTTAATGCAGCAAACCCAACGTCCGTTCGCTTTCAGGGAAGGCAAATCAGGATGCGGGTTGATGGGGCCGAGGCCGCTGATTGGCGTGTCGGGATTATGCGCCTTGATGCTAAACAGGGCAGCGGTAGATGAGTTTTTACGGAGCACCTCCTGTTGGTCCTGATTTTAAGGTGTGGGCTGAGAAGTTTAGTTCATGGCTGACCAGTACGCGATCTTTCCTCACCCACCGGCGCGAATATGAAAGCGCGGC